CCGAATAACCCCCCTTACCTGATGAAAAATAACCCCCCAAATAACCCCCCCCTTCTTCTGCATCTGCATTTGCATCTGCAATTACAACCCCCTTACCACCGCCGCTCGCCCGCCCCCACCAGGGCGGGTCGTAGAGCGCGCCTTGCACAGAAAGGGCTTTTATGAGTTACTCTGCGAACAGAAGCGATGAGAAATGGTCGAAAAATGGTGCTGGCGATGCCGCCTCGGGGGGCGGCACGCAGCCCACATCGGGCGGTACGGAGAGGTGCCTTGCGCGCGGATGTCCGCTTCCGGGAACCTCAACCGACTCGACGAAGGGCGGCGGTCCGTGGACGTGCGGCCCGCACCGTCGGGCAGCGCCGGACCAGTGGGATGCGATCACCGAAAGGGCGAACAGGTCGATGTGGATTTTGCGAGCATTCAGCCGATTGAGCGCCGACGGGCCGACGGCCAACCTGGCGCACAAGGTCAGCGCGTACTGCGTCCGAGCCGGCATCCCCGATCTGCGCTACCAGCCCGAACACGAGGAACTCCGCCAGTGGGCTTCGCGATTCCGGCTCGGTGCGCTCGGCTGGCTGGAGTCGGGCATCGGCAACTCGCAGCCGTTCGGGCTGCGGCAGCAATGAGCGGGCGTATGGGAAAGCCAGTGCCGACCAACAACCGCCCCGGCGCCGGCCGCGTGCCGACTGCAAAGCTTGAGGAGTGGGCCAAGCAGGCCATCCCGAACGCCGTGCGATTGCTGCTGTGGCAGCCGCACGCAAAGGCCGTGCAGATGATCGCGGCACTGCCCGACAACGTTCTGCGCAGCCAGATGCTGACCGAGTACGAGCGCCAGGCCGGCCGTGAAGCGGCCGACCGAATTCGCCGCGACACCTGGGCACTGCTGCAGGGTCAGGCGGTGCCGGTATGAGCGCCTTCGACCGGATGTGGGCAGAGGCCCGGATGCGAATCCATGCCCGCATCGACCGCATGGCCGCGGCTGCACTGGCCGAGATCGCAGGCCGGAGCTATCGCCGATCGGTGGCGCAGCGAGCCAGACGCGAGCGCGAGCGGGCATCGTGAGCGACGCCGAACTGAATCGCCAGGAGTGGATCGAAGAGCGCGCCGGCATCCTTGAGCACGATGCATTCGTGCCTCGGGCGATGGCCGAGCAATGGGCGCGCGAGCAGTGGGACGAACGGCAGACGGCGGAGGCGCAGGCATGACCACGTACACCATCCTCCGTGACGAGTTCGGCCGCATGCCCGCACTGTCCGAGATCATGGACGGCACCGCCGAGACGACCGCGCCGGCCGCGCAGAGCGGCTACGGGCCGCGCAGATCGAGCATCCGCCTGCAGATCGAGGCCATGCAGATCGGCGACGAGATCGAGGTTACCGAGCGCAGCCCGGAGCAGGTCAGCGCAATCGCAGGGCATGTGCGCGCAGAGCGGCCGGGGACGCAGTTCCGGGTATCATCGGCCCCGACATGTGCAATCGTGCGGAGGATCGCTTGAGCTGGTGGGCATGGGTGCTGCCGATCGTGTTCGTTGTCGCCGCGCTGGTCGTCGCGTGGGCGATAGCGGTCTGGCCGGAGATTCGGGGGAGGGATGACGAGTGACGCCGACCCAGCGCAGCCTGGCCTACCTGCGCGGTGAAGGCTGGCAGGTCGCCATCGTCGAGCGCTGGAATCCGCACGCGCGCATCCGGCAGGATCTGTTCGGTGTGTTCGACCTTCTGGCCGTGCGCGACGAGGTGACGATGGGCGTGCAGGTCACATCGACCGGCGTGGCGTCGAGGGTGAAGAAGATCGCCGACTCGGACATGGTGCCCGCACTGCGGCGGGCCGGGTGGACGCTGATGGTCCACGGGTGGCGCAAGAGCGCGAAGGGCCGATACGTTCTGAGGGAGGTGGACTGTTCATGATGGCCGACTGCGATGCAATTTCCATGGAATCAGAGCCGGGAACCTTCCCCGGCGAAATCTATGCGCTGCTTGAGCCGGATACCGGGGCGATTCGCTATATCGGCAAGGCTAGCAATTCCGTGAGCCGTTTCGAGCGCCACATGAAGGACCGACTGCGACGAGACTACCCGGTGTACCGCTGGATCAATAAGTTGGTCGAGCAGGGCAAAGCTCCGGACATGATCGTGCTTGAGGTGTCGGAGAATTGGCCGGAGGCTGAGAGGCGGTTGATCGAGCTATCGCGCGCGAGAGGATGCCGACTTCTGAACGTCGCCGAAGGCGGATTCGCCCCGCATTGCAGCGCGGAACAACGATCCAAGAACGGTCGAACATTGAACGAGGTGCTGAAAGACAGCCCGAAAATGACCAAGATCAGGGAACTGAAGCGGTATCTGGCTTGGGCCATCAAGAAAGGAGACGCGTCGAACAGTGCGCGCGCCACGTTGCGCGCGGCTGCGGCGAAGCGGCCAGACTTGTTCGGCATCTTCGCCGCCATTCCGGACAGGGTGGAATGATGCCGAGCGCGATAGTCTGGGGCGACGATCTGATTGTTCGACTGTGCGACGAAATCGCGGGAGGTCGCGCAATCCACGAGATCGCCGAAACGGAAAGCTGGTGTCCCGGCGAGGCCAGCATTTACAGGCACATGGCGAAGGATGAGGCATTCCGAAGCGCCATCACATCCGCCAGAGCCGCGCAGCAGGACAGGGAGGTGGACGAATGCATCCGCATGGCCGATCTTGCGACAACGGAGGATTGGCAGGTTGTGAAGCTGCGTATCTGGGCGCGGCAGTGGCGCGCATCCAAACTCGCCCCGCGCAAGTACGGAGACCGCCTGGAACTCGCAGGCGACCCGAAGAACCCGATAGCCGTGGCGCGCATCGAGCGTGTCATCGTGAATGCCAAGCCGGACCCTGACGCTTCCGACGCCTGAGTGGGCTGTCCCGCTGCTGGCTCCGGCGCGCTACAAGGGCGCGCACGGCGGCCGAGGCTCGGGCAAGTCCCACGAGTTCGCCGAGATGCTGGTCGAGGCGCACATCATTGACCAGTCGAGCCGATCGGTCTGCGTGCGCGAGGTGCAGAAGAGCCTGGCGCAGTCGGTCAAGCGGCTGATCGAAGACAAGATCGAGGCCATGAACGCCGGGGCCTACTTCACGGTGCAGGAGGCCGTGATCAAGAGCCACAACCCGGCCGGCAACGGTGACGGGCTGGTGATCTTCCAGGGCATGCAGAACCATACCGCCGAGACGATCAAGTCGCTGGAAGGCTACGACCGGGCATGGGGCGAAGAGGCGCAGAGCCTGAGCCAGCGGTCGCTCGACATGCTGCGCCCGACGCTGCGAAAGCCAGACTCGGAACTGTGGTTCACATGGAATCCGAGGCTAGAGACAGATCCGATCGACCAGCTCCTGCGCGGCGACAGCCTGCCGCCGCGATCCGTGGTGGTTCAGGTGAACTACCAGGATAACCCGTGGTTTCCGGACGTGCTGCGCGAGGAGATGGAGTACGACCGAGGCCGCGACCCGGACAAGTACGGCCACATCTGGCTCGGCGGCTACCTGCAGAACAGCGAGGCGCGGGTCTTCCGGAATTGGCGCATCGAGGAGTTCGAAGCGCCGCCCGATGCGATTCACCGGCTCGGTGCCGACTGGGGATTCGCATCCGACCCGACGGTGCTGGTGCGATCGCACATCGTCGGCCGGAAGCTCTACGTTGACTTCGAGGCGTACCGCGTCGGCTGCGAGATCACCGAGACGCCGGACCTGTTCATGTCGGTGCCCGAGGCCGAGAAGTGGCCGCTGGTGGCCGATTCCAGCCGGCCGGAGACGATCAGCCACATGCGCCGGCACGGCTTCCCGAAGATCCTCGCCGCGGTCAAGGGGCCGAGATCGGTCGAGGAGGGCGTCGAGTGGTTGAAGAGTTACGACATCATCGTGCACCCGCGCTGCCAGCATGTGATCGACGAGCTGACGCTCTACAGCTACAAGACGGACCCGCTGACCGGGCGCGTGCTGCCGGTGCTGGCCGACAAGTCGAATCACTGCATCGACGCGCTGCGCTACGCCTGCGAGGGCGCCAGGCGCGCATCGTCGCACAAGCCGCAGGTATCCGCCCCGCTGCCCACCGCGACCCGCTGGGCCGCTCTGGCTGCCCGCCGCTGATTTGCCGGATCAGCCCCGCCGTAGCATAATCGCGGGTGCATACGCAAGCCTGGAGACACCGTGGCACGACCGACCGAGCTGGAGCGACTGACGAAGGTGCACGCCGAGGCTATGGCCGAGTTCGACCGCATCCAGTCGGCCGTGCGCGACGAACGGCTGCAGAGCCTGCAGGATCGGCGGTTCTACTCGATTGCCGGCGCGCAGTGGGAAGGCCCGCTGTCCGAGCAGTTCGAGAACCGCCCGAAGTTCGAGGTGAACAAGATCGCGCTGTCAGTCCAGCGCATCTGCTCCGAGTACCGGGCGAACCGGATCGCCGCCAAATTCGTCGCCAAGACGGGCGAGCACGACAGCCTGGCCGACACCTGCGCCGGCCTGTACCGCGCCGATGAGCAGGACAGCGTAGCCGAGGAGGCCCACGATAACGCTTTCGAAGAGGCCGTCGCTGGCGGCTTCGGCGCATGGCGGCTGCGGGCGGTCTACGAGAGCGAGGAGTCCGACGAGGAAGACGAAGACCAACGGCAGCGGATCCGCATCGAGCCGATCTTCGACGCTGACAACAGCGTGTTCTTCGATCTGCAGGCGAAGCGCCAGGACAAGAAAGACTCGACGCGCTGCTTCGTGCTGACCTCCATGACGCACGAAGCCTACGCCGAGGCTTACGACGACGACCCGACAAGCTGGCCGAAGGAGATCCACCAGTTCGAGTTCGACTGGTGCACGCCGGATGTCGTCTACGTCGCCGAGTACTACCGCATCGAAGACCGCTCCGAGATCGTGCGCGTG